CCCAGACCTGTTGAGGTCAGGCGCATTTGTTCGGAGCCAGCAACAGACCAAACTGCAACACCCGTGCTATCAATGGAATAACGATTTACACCGTTAGTAAAAAAGTTGATGCCTAAATAATCTGGGCCGCCTTGTATTTTGTAAGAGTCAGTTGAGTTAAATGAAAGTTGGCCTTGGCTTGTGCCAGCACCAAAAACACGCAATGCAGGCGTAGAGCCGCCACTAGACGCAGTCAGCGTCGTCCCATCAAACGTCAGCGCACTCCCCGTGGTCAGGACTTTGGAGCCGTTGAGGTAGGCTACGCCGTTGGCTGTGCCGCCAGACATGACTGGATTGGCAGTGAAAGACACCACACCAGTGGAATCTGCGATCTGCATCCCGGCTGTGCCGTCCTTGGCCTTGATGTTGGTCACTTCAAGGTTGGTCAGGTCGAGAGAGCCGGTCAGGACAATGTCGCCACCCACAGTGGCATTACCCGCCAAGAACAGGTTGCGGGGCCGTGTAGCGCCCGATGCGCCGATGTCGTAGGTGTTGTCAGTAAACAGCAGGTTGGATGTGACGGTGCCGTTTACGGTGATGTTGTCCGCCGCTGCGTCACCCAGAGTCACTGCACCCGAGAAGGTGGCTGCCGCTGCCGCGAGGGTCCCGGTCAGGGTTGGCGATGCCGACAGGACGTTGTTGCCTGTACCTGTGTTGGTAACGCTCACCACTTCTTTGCTGGAGTTCAAAGCCAGAGCGGTCGAAGCAGTCAGGCCGGACAGCGTGGTCGTGCCGGAGATGGTGACGTTGGTGAACGAGCCGCCACCGCCAGTGTTGCTGATCTTGATGAAGTCAGAGCCGTTCCATGCAACAACAGCAGACTCGCCTGCCACGATGGTCACGCCAGTGGTTGGGCCTACGCCCACAATCTTGACGGAGAACCCGCCAGTGGTGGCGTTGATGACTGTGTAAATCTTGGACTGCGCAGGAGCGGTGATGGTGCGCAGTGCGGTACGAGCGCCAGAGCACAGCAAAATGGCCTGACGTGCTTGGTTGGATGCGCCTGTGGTGGTGGACAGCGTAACGTCGCCGTCTGTGCTCAGGGTTGTGGTGCCCGCAACCGCCGTGTCAAGCAGGGAGGTGATCGAGTCGTTGACCACATCGCCCCACGAGCCTGAGAGTTCGCCTGTAACCGGAAGGGCCAGACCAAGAAGAGAGGTATATGAACTTGCCATGATTTTCCTTACGCAGCGATCTGCTGCCAATCCGGAGATTGCGTTGTCCCGACCTGCGCCCAGCCGGGTGATTGAGCGTCATTCACATTTTGCCAGTTTGGAGACTGTGTGTCACTGATTGTTGCCCAGTTTGCTGTTTGGGTGTCGCCGATCACACCCCAGTTGGCGTCTTGGACATCGTTTATCAGCCCCCAGACGTTCACCGAGCCCACGTAGCCCACAGCGTATACGCCCGTGACCAGCACTGTGGCATTACCAACCACCGCCAAGTTTCCGACCGCACCGGTCGCCTGCACCCCTGTGACGGGCACAACGATGGACAGCAAGATCGTAACGGTTCCAACCTGCCCTGTAGCCTGAACGCCCGTTGGAGTGACAACGCCCGTACCAGTAACCGTGACTGTACCGATCTGACCCGTGGCCTGAACACCAGACACCACCGCAGTGGCTCCAGCAGTAACCGTGACTGTGCCGACAGCTCCAGTGGCTTCTACGCCTGTGACCGGGACATTGGCGTCAGCACTGACCGTGGCTGTGCCGATTTGGCCTGTGGCTTGAACCCCAGTGGGGAATACGTTGGCCGTGCCCGTGACGGTGACTGTGCCTGTCTGGCCGGTAGCTTGGACGCCTGTAACCTGCACAACCGCGCTGGCTGCAACAGTGACGGTGCCGATCTCTCCTGTGGCCGAAACCCCGGTCGGAAAGACATTGGCTGTGCCGGTAACCGTGACGGTTCCGACTTCTCCGGTAGCCTGTACCCCGGTCGGGAAGACATTGGCCGAAGCAACAACCGAAACAGTGCCGACTGCGCCGGTAGCCTGAACGCCCGTAACAGAAACAGTCGCCCCGGCAGTAACCGTGACGGAGCCAACCGCGCCAGTGGCGGTGACGTCTGTGTGACCAACACCCCAGCCTTGGGAGCCCCAGCCTACGCCGGAAGCACCCCATCCTTCAAAGGCTACGATTGCATTGGCCACCTACGCACCGTCAAGCAATCCGCACGATTGCCGAGGAGGCGTCGTTGGTTGGGAACTGGACCGTAAAGTCACCGGCAGTGGACGTTTTGTCAGCGCCGAAGTCCAGAACCGCAATGGCCTTGTTGGACTTGCTGCTGTTGTACATCAACGCGCCACGGGCCGTGATGGTCGCGGTGGTCCATGTGGTGTCCGAGAAGTCCACGTAGGCGGTCGTGCCGGACAGGGAGACTGTTGCCCCGGTCAGCGTGTTGCCACCTGCGGTGTAGCCAGTGCCCACCACCTCGTCGGAAGTGGAATAGGCTGTTGTGGCCGCGCTCAATGTGGCTGCACTGGTGTACAGGGCCAACTTGATGACGTCCGTGTCGAGATCGTGCTCGCCCAGCAGAATCTGCTGTTTGAACGATGAGCACATTGCTTGCGTGATTGCCATGTCGGCCTCCTGTTAATTGACTTGGTACAAATTCCCCTTGCTGATGTTCTCAGCCCAAGGAATTACCTGAAGGTTGTTTGGGGTATGGAGACCAGAAACATTCTCGCCTTGCAGCGGAATTATGTGGTCAACATGCCAAGCAAATCCAAAAATTTTTGTTCGCAGCTCCGCAAGTTCGTATGCTTGTTTCATCATCCAAAGATCGTCTTCCGTCAGCCATGCAGGAGTCCTGCTCATTCTGGCGGCACGTCTCTTGGCAACATTTGCCCTCGAAACGTCTGGATTCTTTGCCTTGCTTCGTTTGACATATTCGCAGAGCAGTGGCTTGTTTTGAGCTCGCCAAAGTTTAATTGCAGCATTGACCTTTTCTTTGTTTTCCGCCCGGTACTTTGCATTGGATTGACGCTTTTTTTCAAGCAACTGCTGGTTATTTTTTACAACCAGATTTCGCTTTTTGGCGTGCTCTTTTGTCCTGTCGGGGTTTAACTCTCGAGCAAGTTTCGTGGCTTCGCTCGCGCACCGGACGCAAGCACCAGACACTCGGCGCTCACCCTCGAGCTCTGGGTGTTTTTTACAAACACTACCAAAGCACCGTGGAGCACCTACGGCCTTAGCTTGCTGCCTAGTGAGTCTTTGCATGGTTAGTTGACCTGTATCCGCACTTGACCATCTCTGTAACTGTCTCCGCGCTGTTTGCCGTCGCCAAGGTTTTTGAGCAAAGCAATCGACTGAAGATACATATCTTGGTACAGCTTGACCATCTGCTCTTCACCCTTCATGTACCGGATCGCTTCGACCAAAGCACCGTTGAGCAGCGCGGAGTCAAAGTTCTCACCCAGCCACGTATCACCCGCAGTCACGATGGACTCCGGCACATAGTAGTAATGCAGCTCCACGTTGTAGGCAGCATTGGGTGTTGGGCCAAGGATGAAGCTCAGCTCGTTCACATCGTCCGAGCGCGGTCCGAAGATGGCGTAGTGCTTTGGCTTGCCAGTGGTAGCCGGATTGGGGTACGCCTGACGGATGAAGTTGACATCCTTGTTCAGCAAGAACTCATACGCACCGCCAGCCACCGGATACACGGCAATCGAGTACACCGACAGGAAGTCCGAGGGGGCTTGCAGATACTGGTTTGACGCAGTGATCGACCCGGTGACGTTCTTGCGCAAGTTGGCAAGCTGCACCGTGTTGTAGATGCGCTGCTCCGCCTGCTTCGTGAAGAGCGCGTACTCCTCCTCCGTGAAAGTGTTTTCACAGATTCGAGCGATGTTTTCTTGAAGCTCGACGTAGTTCATGTCTTATGCCATTGGGCCTCGGGCCATCAGACCTTTGGTGGCTGCGCCAGTGCCACGGACTTTGATGCCGCTGGTCTTTGTGGGCTTGCCTTCGGGCTTGTTGCTGAACGTGCCAACACTCATGTCCAAAGTGTCCACGCGGCTGTGGTTCGGCTCTTTGCCAGGGTTGCTCTGGGCCTTCACAACCTTGCCCGACATGGTGTGGGGCTTGGCATAAGTGCTGGCAGAGCCAACTTCTTTGCCCATCATTTTTTTGCTGAATGTAGCCATGATTAGCCTCGCTTCTGTGCTGCAATTTTTGCCAAGCCGCGACCCATGGACTTCATGTCCGAGTTGGTCTTGCCGCCGCCCTTGCCTTTGCCGCCAGACATCATGCCCGCTGTGGGGCCGCTGTCGCCAAGGTTTTTGCCTTTGGTTTTGCCTTGCTTGGCAATGCCGTCCGCAGATTTTGTGAATGCCATGATGGACTCCTTAATTCGTTACGAATTTGTTTGACTTGCTTCGGTTGATCGAGGCTGGAACTACTTGCAGATTATGAGGCACATGAAGACCCGAAACAAGTCTACCCTGCAAAGGTAGTATGTGGTCAACCTGCCACTCAAAACCAAAAATTTTTGTCCGGAGTTGTGCAAGTTCGTAAGCCTGCTCCATCATCCAGCAATCATCCACAGATAGCCAAGCGGGGGTTCTGTGGCGCTTAGCAAGCTGATGTTTTCTGCTCCATGCGTTTACTTTTGCTGGGTTGTTTTGCCTATACAGTCGAGCAGCTTCTATGGCTGAACTCCTCTGCTCCGCGTATTTTAATTTTCTGCTCGCAAGGCGTTTTTCTGAATTTTGCTCACGCCACTCTTTTGTTTTGGCAATAGAAGCCTCCCGAGTTCTTGCGTAATAAGCGGCCCTGTTGATCTTCATGATCTCTTTTCGGCAATCGCGGCACTGGCAGCGCTTGGGCTCAAACTCAGCACTTTCTTTTTCAATATTGCAAATGGTGCACGCCTTCATGTTGACACCACCACAGAGCCAATTTGCCCAACGGCTACCAATGGATTTGACGTAAGAGCAGAATCAAAATTGCTTGCGCCTCCAACTGGATTCCATCCCCAAAAAATGTCCCGAGAGCCACCCGATACGTTACCGTTGGCGTTCAAGCCAGACACAAAATAAGTGGTATCGCGCCGTGGGTTTCTGAGAGCCTGGGGGTCATCAATCGGAAACGTGCCAAGCATCAACTGCGGCTGATCCGGGTCCCAGCACTCTGGGCACACCAGCAGCTCGTACTTGCGCTGCTTGATGATCTCAGTGCGCAACTGCTTGAGTTTGTATTGCTGGCCGCACCTGTCGCACTCTGCGATGGCTATGCGACCTGATGCAAAGCGGTTTGGCATCAGTAGCCCCCACCGCTTCCAATGAACATTGCGCGAGGTACAAAACGAACCGCTGCTTTTTCTCGGTCCTCTGTGGAGGCGAGTTCCCATGCTTCGTCGTACTGCTGCTTCAAGATCGGCAAGCGCTCTACGCCCCCGGGAATCTTGAGTGCCAAGTGATAGGCCAACCCAGCCGTCATGGCTTCATAGAAGCGGAATGGCATGTCCATAGTGTTCACGCCAGTGCCTGCATCTTGCATGCGGCGCAGACGCCAGTACACAAACACGTAGGGCTGCGAGTCGTCTGGCACAGGCCACACGGTGATGCGCGGGGCGTCCACAAGGCGCTCAATCCAAACCTGAATAGGTCGAGCCTGTTGCAGCTTGTTGGGAATGGTGGCGTAGGTTGATACGCTGATCCGCGTGATCGTCAGGTCCGCCTGAGTCGAGGCATTGCCAGCGCCAGTGCGAATGACGTGCTCCAACAGGTCAACAGTATCCTCTGGCAGCTCGTAAGTTGCCTGACCAGCCACCAAGTTGATCATGCCCTGCTCGTAAGTGAACATATTCAAACCTCTGTTCGCCCACTGGGAGAACATCAGGTTCAAAGATCGGCTGGCCGTGCGCAAGTCATAACCCGTGCGCAACTCACCTCCGGCGCGTTCAAACGCCTCCTCCACGATTTCCGTGAGGTCCATGTTGAAAGCGGTGGTGCCGGAGGTTGTCATGGTTTACTTCGCAGTCTTGGCTGATTGAATGAATGCTTGAGCCGTCGGCGCACCTTTGGCCCCAGGCTTACGCATTTTCTCACCAGAACCAGCGGCAATGCGTTTTTTCTTCGCATTGATGTTGGCGTACAGACCCACCTTTCCGCCCTCGGCGTACTCGGTAAAGTCCGTGTCGTCCCGGCGTGCCTTACGCACACCAGACGGCATCTTGGATGGGGCAATGGCCCCCATGCCGCGACTTGCTCTCATATCAGCAGGCCTTGCCGCCCATAGCCATCTTGACCATAGTGCCTTTTGTGTGGCCCTTGGTCACGCAGCCGTCAGCGCGAGTCACGCTGCCGCCTTTTTTGTAGGCTTTTTGGCCGCGCACCATGTCGCGTGGGTCCTCAGAGGGTGCAACGCTGGAGCGCTTGTTGTACTCACGTTCGGCAGCATCGCTGGCCTTCTTGTCAGCCATCATCTGGCGTGCTTGTTTTTCTGCTGGACTCATGATTTTCTCCTTAACAGGCTTTGCCGCCACGGGCCATCTTGACCATGGTGCCTTTGGTTTTGCCTTTCATGGCAATACCATCTTTGCTTGGAGCGCAGTCTTCACAGCGCCCATCTTGCTTGCACCAACTTTGCCGCCAGACTTAAGACCGGCATGAGCCTTGGACGCAGGCATTGCAGCGTGCTTGCCCACGGCTTTTTTGATCATCGCCTTATCCATCTTCACGTCTTCGTGTTTCATATCGCCACCTTTAGAAAATTTGCGGCCTTTATCGGCCATGGAAAAATCTTTTCCCACGGACTGTGGGACGCCTGCTTTCTTGGCAAACGCTGGATTGTGAGCCACCGCTTCCATGAAATTGTGTTGTTTTTTACTAACTGAGGGCACTGCGATGCTCCTTCATAAAGTCGTCTATCTTGCTTTCAAGGCGATCAAGACGAGCTAATACACGGTTAATGTCGTTGTGAACATCAGCTTTGGTCACAAACTTTTCAGCGTTCTCTTCACGAGTTTTGCTCAAAAGAATGCTCAAGCGTTTCACTTCATCGTGAGACACCTTTACCCAGAACACCAGCAGTGCTGATGCAAAGGACAAAACAACATTCCAGACCATCAAGTCCATTACAACATCCGTCCTTTGGTCTTACCACGCTGGGCAATACCATCTGCACGTTTAGAAGCTGAGCCAGCTTTGCCGCCCTTTGAAAACTTTTTTTCAAATCTAAGGCCGTAACCTTGACCAACTTTTGCAGGTGAAATTTTTCCACCAAACGCATCGACTGATAGCGCATCCTTAAGGTTAAACTTTTTATCCGCAAACGCTGGTTTATCACTCGACGATGGAGTTGGTTGTGGTTGTGGCGCAGGTTGATTTAAGTCAAACATATTTTCCTCTCTAACAATTCCACGCTCTAAGAGCTTTGTTGATACGTGAGTTTGGGTCGTTGGCGGTCTTTGCGCTGGTTAGTTTCTTTTTCATTCCGCCCATCCTCGCACAAAAAGAGTCGCGCCGGGAGCCGCCTTCTGGCTGGGGACGTTTCAAATTCATACCTTGCGCTTTCGCGGAGGCCCGTCCCTTGGCGTTCAAGCCACCCTTTTCCGATTTGCCTTCTTTCCTCTGCCATGCTGGTGATTTAGCCATTTACGACTTTCAGTTTGGATTGATAGATGTTTTCCAACATTGGCATGACAACTTCTTCACGGAAGTTCCGCTCAAAAGTTTCTTGGCCAACATGAGGAAGGCTAATGTCTACATCAATATAGACTTTGAATCCCATCTGCGTTGCTCTGTCGCAGAACAAATAATCTTCGCCAACATACTTGCCATCCACTATGGCAAAGTCAAACACTGCTGACATTTTTTCTGTTGGGGATTTTTCGTAAGTCCACTCGGGATGCGCATGCACCAGCTGCTCAATAACATGACGTTGAATTAACATAAACCCAGTAGGCGCACGCTTTAAACGCATCAAAGAGCCTTCAAACTCTAAGTCGCCATTCTCGTCATGGTAAATATCAGCAAAGAACTTAGCGTCTTTTGCTCTGCGTGGATATGCGCCAGCAGTGATGTCCATACCACCACTTTGTGCCATTAAACGCATGATGTCGTCAGGTGTGACAATCACATCAGCATCAATAAACAGAAGCTCTGTGCAATCTGTCTTTAAGAATTCGTGTACCAAGGCGTTACGAGCCATGGTAATGATTGAGCAATTAGAAAGATCAGACAACGTGACAGACACACCAAGACTCATCGCCTTGGGCATTAACTGCGCCAGTGCAAATGCGGTCTTGATATTTAGCTTGCCGTCGTAGGCGGGGATGCCTATAAACAGCTTGCGTCCTGCCAAAGTTGCCTGCCTTTTTTCAGCCATAAAACACCACGGCTGTTGTTGAAGCCGCACAAACTGCTGAGATGTTTGTGTTGCACTTAATGCCCTCACCGGGGATCACAACATTTATTGATCCCGCAGCCGCTGGCGCAGTAAAAGAAAACCTTGCAGTACCACCAGTGCCATCATTCAGAACAACAGTTCCTCCAGATGGATAACTAATAGTTAAACCCTTGATGCGGGCTGGGCCATCAAAAATCGTGGTAGTTGCACCAGCTGCCGCAGCAGCGGATTTAACGTCTGTTTGCATCATAATTAATCTCCTTGTAAATGGGGGCCGAAGCCCCCTAGACTAATTAGACTTGCTGAGCTGTTGGAGCTTGTGCACCATCAGAGCCGCGAACAACGTACATAACGGTCACATAACCAATACCTGTGGTTGCGGCAGTGCCTGTACCAGCAAAAGTAGAAGTAATGAAAGCGTCAGCAGCGGTGTTAACCCAGCTAGCTGTTGCAGCCAATGTCAATGTTTGACGGCCAACTGCAATGTTTGCGCTAGTAGCAGTAACAGAAGCAATGGTGGTAGAACCAACTTTAATGGTAATGCTGTTGTTTGTACCGGCGTTAAACGCTTCGGTTACGTCCAAATACACTTCCAAAATCTGTGCGCCAGCAGGAATAGCAAACAGGTTAGTTGCTGTAGTGTCAGCAAAAGTAGTTGTGTCAGACTGGGCAACAACTGTGCAACCCATGTTGCTGGTAGTAGAAGCTGTAGTGCCGGTTGTGTCTTTGACTGTGCCCAAACGCCAAGGGCCAAGGTGAGCTGCGAATCCCATAATAAATGTCCTTACATACAAGTTAAGTGCATCAATCGGTATGTCGTCTGCCGGGACAGTTTGATGCACCGGAAAGCCCGGATTAGAAACAATATACAACAAAAGAAAAAGGGGCACAAGGCCCCCTTTCAAATATTTCCAAAGAAATATTAGGCTCCGGGTGAACCGAAGATACCCAGTGGGTCAGACACGCCGAAGCTATAACGCTCACGAGCTTTATAACGAACGTTCCCTGTATCAAAATCCCCGTCCATTCCGGTAGCCATAGGCGTACGGACGAAGTGCTTCAAGCCGTTAGGCACGTCAGTCAACAGGAACCAAGCGTTGGTGTCTGTCAAGAAGTGGTTAACGCAGTAGCCGTCAGGGATTGAGCCGTTGTTCTTCAATGCGTTGATGTCATTGTCGGTTGTACCAACACGCAATTCTGTTTCCAGAAGACGTGTAGCAACGAACATCAATGATGGAGGAACGACCAATTTCTTGGGCTTAGCGGCGATAAGCAAACCACGCTCGTCTGTCCAAGCAGCGATCTGAATAACTGCGTTTTCCAACGAAGTTTCGTTCAAATCAGAAGCGGTAGAAGGACGATTGCTGTTAGTACCACCAGAAACCAAGGGGTGAGCAGTAGAGCAAAGCACCACGCCGTCGCCGTATGTTGGGCCGCCAGTGAAGGCGTTGTTCAACACGTAGGCAGCTTTAACTTGCTTGGTGTAAGCCATACCACGGGCCAAAGCCTTGGTATAACGTGAAGACAGGCTGTCATACAAGTTATCTTCCACAGCTTCCTCAGTGATGGAGAAGCCCATCGCAATGGTTTCGTGGGTGTAACGTGCAGTCCATGCTTCTTGTGCATTGTCATAACTGATGGCAGAGCCCTCGTTCTTGACAGGTGCAGCAGAGAAACCAGACAGCTTTGTCTCTTCTTCAAAGCTACGCTCAGATGACTCTGTTTCGTAGATCTCTTTGTGCTCTTCGCCGTACTTAGCGTACTCAAGACCGAACAATGCGTTCAGACCGGGGAGCAACTCTTTCAATAGTTGTGCGCGTGAAATAGCCATTTTAAGTTACTCCTTAGATGCCTTCAGTATTGTTATACTGATTTGTGTTGAACTTAACGATGAACTCGTAATAAGTCGTGGCAGCTACGTTAGCATTACCTGTAGCTGTATCAGGCACAACGTCAATCACACGAACGGGCAATGTGCTAGTAGTAGCGGCGGAAGAACCGTCAATACCGTAGTACGAATCACCAGTGGTGGTAGAACCAACGTTAGCAACCAAAGCTACATTAGAACCAACAATAGCGCGGCTATAAGCTGCGGGAGTGGTGGAACCGGCTGTAGTGGCGCAAACTTTGAAAGCTGCCAAAGGATCATCCACAACAAAAGCAAAAGCCATGTTGGTAGATGTTGAGGTCGCCGCAGGATAGTACTGGCTAAACGTAGGCTGGCTCAAAGAGTTGATGTAAGAACAACCAACCAACACACCAACAACGTTACCTGAAGTGGTTGTACTAGCAGCTACGATGTAACCGTTAGTATCAATCTTAACGGTATCACCGTTCAGGATTGCTGTTGCGTAAGCGGGTGCTACGGGGATTTGACGGATCGCTCCGGCGTAGGGTAGGCCGTCAATGCGATTGACAGGCTTGAAACCGTACGTCTTGTCAATGGTAGGGTATGCCATCTATAGACTCCAAAAATTAAGTACCTTTTCCGAAAGTGACCGTGGACTTACGTTCTTTGAACATAGGCATCCTCGGATCATTCTCGCGCATGTAAGTGTTGTCTACTGAGGCCATCTGAGCTTCCGATTGTTTTCGGTAGTAATCATTTCGCTGTTCAGTAAATTCCACAGGTGTTTTGCAAAGCAACAGACCGCCGACTTCAATACTGTCAGGAAACTTGCCATTGGCAGAACCAAACAGACGGATTTCGGGGTGGTCAGAAGCCTTTACAGGTTCCCAGCCTTCGCGTAATTTGCCAGAAATGTTAGTGGCGTCGTCTTTACCTAACGATGCAATCCTGATCCAGCGAAACGCATAACCCTCCTCCGGATTGGGGTCGGGCAGAAGTTGTGGTGGCATCCATTGCTTAGGGCGCTCCATCTTCTCGCGGGTATCAAGGTCACGAGTCATACGGTTAGTCTTTTCCATTTTCATTTCCTCATTTCTTCAGCAACCTTACGGGCGTACAGTTCCAAAGGAACCCCCAACCGCTTGGCGAGATTCACCTGTGTCTGCGTAAGCACGATCTTTTTGGGCGCTGTGCTACGGGTTGCAGGTGCAACAACGTTGGATTTAGTGCGTTGAGGTTTAGCATCAACGGACTCATCGGCTCCAAACTGATCCGAGAATCTTTGCCTAATGTCAGCGTTGATACGTCGATAGTACTCATCACTGCCACTTGGTATTCCTTCAGCTACCAAATCTTCATGCAAACCTAGGGCGTAGGCTGTCATTCGCTTGTTGCTTCCAAACCACTGATTTTGGTCTTGCCATGCAAGTAGTTTTTCGTCAACTGGCGCAGCTTTGGTGGGCTGTTGGGTGATTTGTACAGGAGTTTCTTCTTCCTGTAAAGGGGCTGGGCGAAAATTGTTTACTTTTTCCGCTTTCATCTTGGCAGTAGTAAGCGCTTCTTGGGCGTTTACCAGTGCGTCGGAGTCACCTGCTTCGTAAGCTTCTTTGTATTGGCGTTTTGCAATATCTAACTCATTAGCCACAACTTTTTTGGCTTGTTCCAACAATGCAACTTGATTCTGGTTAACAGAACCCTTGAGTTTTTTGTTTTCTTCCGCCAAAGACTGGGCAAATCGCAGTGCTTCTTCGCGCTCGCGTTCAGCCGCTTCTTTAGCCCGGCGCTCGTCATGATAGCCCTTGGTAAAGTGCTTGATTCGCTTTTGCACGCTCTCGTCGTACTTTGAAAGCTCCTCATCGGTCACTTCTTTGGGGGGATCAGTCATGGGCTTGCGGCCACGATCCTCGGCAGGGGTGTCGTCTACGACTTCAATTTCCGGCTCACTTTCACCTTCAATTTCAAAGTCAACCTTGTCTTCCGCCTTGGCATTCTTACTTTCAGCTTCGTCAGGGAACTTAAATTCTTCTGTAGCCATGATTTACTCCTTAGTTGGGGCGTTGGATACCACGAGGGTCTTGCACAACAGCCTGAACGGAATCGTCATTGATGAGTCGCCATTCGGTACCATGAATTTTCATGCGGGTTCCAGTGTTGGGTCTAACCAACACAAAGTCGCCTACTTTGCAGCTTGGGCCAGATGGGAATCTGGTCGCGTCTTTGAACGCATCGGGACCAATCTTAGCAACAAACAACACGGGGGAGAGAAGCTCCTCGTGGTACATCGCCGTGGCCGATTTCAAAATGCCGGTTTCACTAAACTCTTCTTCTGCCTTGGGCAACATACACAGAATGTGATACGTCGCTGGGTCCGGCACTTGCTTGGCTTTTTCTTCGGCGGAGGTGTTGAGCACACCGCTTAGATCAACCGCGCTGAGATCAAATTCAGTCATCTTCATATTCCTTAGTTTTTCGCACGAGGTCAGCAAGTTCATACTGCGCGGTTTGCAGACCCCGGATAGTCCCGCACAGTTCTTTGTAGTGATCGTGGGATTTAGCTCCACCACCACTGACAACATCGACCAACTGCTTGACGTGTTCGTCAAGTTTTTTATTTAACACCTCAAGCATATTGGCCATGATTACTCCCTATTACCTTGCATTAGTTTCTCAAGTCTGTCCATCTCGGCGTGCGCCAATTTCTGGTTGTGCACTTGCCCGCCATGCGCCATCTTCTGCTGCGCCTGTGCTTGCTGCTGCATCATGGCTTGCTGCTGTTGCATTTGCGCTTGCTCGAGATCCGCCCGTTTAGCTGCTATTTCCAGATCGTGCAGTTCTTGGGCTTGGGAAATCTCTTGCTGCAGACGCATCGCGGCCATCTGTGGGTCTTCGCCAGTTTTAGCTGCGTTTTCTTGGGCTTTGAGTGACAACTCCTCAGCTTTAAACTGCGCGTCACTCTTAGCTTTGAACGCTTTAATGTCAGCTTCTTGTTTCTTGATCTGGAGCTCAGCCTGCTGCAACTGCATGACCGGATCCTGCGCCATCTGCTGGGCTTGCTGCTGGGCAGCCTGACCTTTGCTCTGTGCCAATACTTGTTTGGCACCTTGTGCAACCAGACGTGACAACATAACTTCGGCTTCTTCTGGCAGTTTCTCGTCAGGTGTTGGCAGAGGCACGCCAAGCTGCTCCTCGACTTTCTTGCGATACGCAAACGCCAAGTGTTCTGAAATGTGCGCCTGAATCTCGGACATCATCTTCTGAGCTTGTGGGTTCTGACCAAGCTGCGCCATCAAGAGCGGGTCCTGCATCATGCTGGTGTGAACAGCAATGTGTGCGTCGTGGTCCTGATAGATAAACGCTTTCGTAGGCTTGCCGTTGAGGAACGCCATGTTCTCGCTGACCGGATCGCGTGGTGTCATATCGTCATCTACCGGCACAAGTTTGTCTGCGTTCTTGATGCCCAACACCTCGATCATCTGGCGATGCAGAAGTGGGAGGTCGTATATCTGTGGAGCGCCTTGAGCCAGCTGGATCACAGCTTGGTACTGCATGATGCGCTGAGCCATCGTTGCACTGTTGGGGTCGCTGACAGGAATTACATCCACCATGTCGTAGTCTTCTTGCTTTGCCATGCGGTCGCCGCTAGATGG